CGAAAGGGTGCAGGTCTCGCCGTATGTGGACACGGTACCGGCGAGATTCCTATTGAGTCCACTGGAGGCGACAAATGAGCGCAAAACCACGGAAGCTCTCAGCGAAGAGGGTCGTGACGAAGACATACTTTGAGTACGGCGTCACGCCAAGCACTCAAAGCACAAACGTCCTAGGAAATTACGTCAATTTCGTCCTTGGGGTGTTCCTTGTCTTTGGGATTTTCCTTATCGCGCAGGCGTTTGGGATCTGATGTCAGGACCAACACGGGAGGAAATGCTTGAGCTCGGAAGGGCGACTGGGCGTGTGTCTACTCGTGATGAGGCTGAGGCGATCATCGCTGGGCTTATGGGAACCGTTCGTTCCATCCGAGAAGAGTCTGGCCACGATAACGCTGTTGCCTGGTCGTTAATGGCAGCGATTGAGGGATTAAGGGAAACGATGCCGAGGATCAATGAAAAGACTTCGTGACCTGCTGTGGTTTGTTGTGAACACAATCGCAACCGTGGCAATTACCGTTTCCGTCGGAGTAGCGATTACGGTAGGTGCTCTTCTGACTGGAGTGGCGATATTTCTTGGGATTGTGCGACGGAAGTGAGTCGCCCCCACTCAATGTCTATCAACTGATCTTCGGTGTATACCCCGCGCCCCATGTGCCCCTGATGTCGGCAATACCACTTGGAGGACCCTTGAAGGTCAATCAATCCGCCGTGGAGGTGGTCTTGCGGGCAGATCGGGCCCCACAGCCAGCCATCGCTGACCCAGCGCAGGCGAACATCATCGCGAGAAGCTGGTGGCTCCCCTCGATGTTCTTCTGGTACCCGAAATGCTTTTCTGCGCTTCATAAGGAGTAGTATGGACCAAGATAAGCAAGTGTCAATACCAGAGGAGGTTCAGCCGGACCCCGAGGAGGTCATCTTGACGTGCGCCAACTGCGGTGCCAAAATGGATGAGCGACGCTGTAAACTAGTCTGCGAGTGCGGGTATTTCGCTTCGTGCTCAGACTACTACTAGGAGGAAAAGATGACAGGCCCTGTGGTTCATTTTGGTAACTATTCCATTGATGAGCAGTTGGAACTGCTTGATCGCGATCTCCGGGCGTACCAACGCATCTGGCTGATTGAGCGCAGCCCAGAAGGGGTATGGGGGATTGCCATCGTGAAAGACCTACCCCAGCACCAGTGGCCAGAGCCGAACGAGTACGGCGTGGTTCCCCACTCTGACACCTATCAGACCATCGTCTACCGTCGTCATGAGTGCCTCGCCAAGGCGATCTGGGATGCACGAGAAGACCTGTTGATCCGCAATGAAAATGACGACCACGAGAGCCACGATGCGGAGGCTGAGGAGAAGTTTGCTCAGCCAATCAACCCAGATCCAGTCACAGGGATTGCCGACCTACTGAAAAAGTAGTGACCGCTGGGAGAAAGGATAAACCCAGCGGTCCCGAACATCATAGACCATTCCCAATGGTGTATGCTTTTGTTATGACAGATCGGGGAGGGGCTCCAACAGACCGGGTATGGGCAGTGTACTTTTTGTACGCTCAATCCTTTCCTGTGTCAATCAGCCTTGACCAGCGTCGCCCAGATGACGCAGAGCCGTATGCCGTCACCATCGCCGATGGGGAGGATGTGTTTATCCGGCTTTCCGATGATGAGGTGAGTTGGCTGATTGCCAAGAAAGTGGGTGTTTCATGAGCCGCATGCTCCTGATCGTTCCAAGCCGCAAGCGACCAAAGTCATGTGACGAGGTCTTGAAAGAGTTTACGGAAAAGTCAGTCTGCTCTGACATTCTCTTTGGCCTAGATGACGACGATAAAAGTGTCTATTCGCCAGAGGTGCTCGCAAAGGCGGAGATTAACCCGCGTATGCGCATGGGCGGCACACTCAACTTTCTCGCGAAGAAGTATGCCGATCAGTACGACTTCCTTGGATTTATTGGCGACGATCACCGACCGCGCACGCAGGGGTGGGACCAGCAGCTCTGCGATGCCATTGGAGACAAGCCCGGCGTAGCCTACGGCAACGATCTCCTGCAGGGAAAGAACCTGCCGACAGCAGTTGTTCTCTCTTCCAGCATCGTGCGCCGCATTGGATACATGGTTCCGCCAACGCTCGTCCATATGTATATGGACAACTTTTGGCGAGATTTTGGTGATGCCATTGGAAACCTACAGTACCGAGACGATGTCATTGTTGAGCACCTTCACTACCTTGCCGGAAAGGCGGTCAACGATCTTCAGTATCAGGAAGTCAATGCGCCACACGTCTATGAAAGCGATCGAGTAGCATACGAGCTCTATGTTTCTACAGCGATGGCAGAAGACGTCGCCAAGGTGCTCGCATGAAAATCCTAATTACCGGTCACAAGGGATTCGTCGGTCGGCACTTCACGAAGTACTATCGTGATCTTGGTCATGAAGTGTTCGGGGTTGACATCACTGCCGACATGCCTCGGGATGCAAGGGACTTCTTTAGAAAAGACGATATCCAATGGGATCTTGTGATCCACCTTGCAGCTGTCGTTGGCGGACGAGCCAAGATTGAGGGGGATCCACTCTCAGTAGCGGTTGACCTGTCCATTGACGCGGAAATGTGGCAGTGGGCGATCCGCACAAAGCAGCGACGAGTTGTGTACTTCTCATCTTCAGCCGCCTACCCGATTGAGCTCCAGACACGGGAAGATCACGTATCACTCTCGGAGCACATGATCAACCTCAACGATGTCCGAAGTCCAGACTTTACCTACGGATGGTCAAAGCTCACGGGTGAGTACCTTGCTCAGTTTGCGGCCGCCGAAGGGGTCAAGACCCACATCTTCCGCCCGTTCTCTGGATACGGAGAGGATCAAGCGCTGGACTACCCGTTCCCATCATTCATTGATCGTGCACGCCGCAAGGCGGACCCGTTTGAAGTCTGGGGTGATGGTCTGCAGACTCGCGACTTCGTTCACATCAGCGACATCGTTGAAACCGTGAATGCGGCGATTGAGCAGGATTATCGTGATCCGCTCAACATTGGAACCGGACGACCAACATCATTCCTTGCCTTGGCGGACCTGGTCTGCTCAGAGGCTGGCTATAAGCCAGAGATCAAGACTCATCCCGACAAGCCAGTTGGTGTGTTCTGGCGGGTGGCTGACCCAACCCTGTCGTTCCACGTCTGGAAGCCACGAATCACGCTTGAGGAAGGTATTCGCAGGGCGCTTTTGACAACCTAGCCACTAGGATCTACGATGCTCATAGAAAGGGGGGCTTGATGGAGCCTTTGGAGTATCCGATTTACAAGGATGACGAGCAGACGTTTGAGAAGACGTTCGCCAAGATTTACAACGAAGCATATGAGTTGCTGTGCGAAAAGCAAGCACGGTACGGTGATTCCAACATTGAGCAGCTTGGTCTGCACGGAGTTATTAGCCGTATCGGCAACGACAAGATTGCCCGCGCGCGCAAGTTCATGCAAGGCAAGATCGTTGATGGTCAAGTTATCCTTGACCCGCTTGACGAAAGCACATATGAATCTCTTGCAGACACACTCCTTGATATTGCCAACTATGCGCTGATCGCCGTTGCGCTGCAGCGCGGTCTATGGGGGGCACCAATGGAGCGCGATCTGCCAGAGCGTCCAAAGAAGTGAATCCTCAGTTCATTGAGGCTTTGAAAGCCGCAAGGAAAGAGGCTCGCATTGACGCGATCCGAGAGGGAATGCGCGCGTTGCACTCAGCAACAGCATGGGCACAAGCGCAGGAAGGCGACGATGCATATCATCGTGGTCTACGAGATGGAATCCTATTAGCAATGGAGGCGATTGGGTATAACCGATGGGAAGCACAGCGCGGTATGAAATCTGGAAACTCGAGCGAGCAGAAGAAGGGGTAGGCTACCGATGGGCGATATGGGATCAGGTCACAGACACAGTCGTAAAAAGCGGATTGGCCCAAACGGCAGACGACGCCGTAGGAACAGCGACGTTCTGGATTGGTTTTCTGACCGATATCGCAAACCGACTCCCGCAGCCAACCGAATAACCGGAGCATGGCTAGCAAAGTCATTTGCACTTAGCAACACACATACAATCCCTCTTGTCAACAATGAAGATCTAAAAACAATCGCCATGGAGATGATGGAGGTTGCATCAGCGGTGCATGGGGTTGATGGCTGCAAGATTACGCTCACGGAACCCCAACAGGGAGATCCATACTATGAGAGCGATATGGAGATGATTGTTGACGGGACACGCTACGATGTCGTACTAACCTCACTAGACCTTAACGACCTATTGACATCTTCCGTTGGATGGATTAACAGACGGGGTATCCGATGAGCGCCTCTGAACGTCTTCGCAAGCTCGTTGAGCATGCCGTCTCTGGGGACACCACCCCTGTACTGCGGGGGATTGGCGTTAGCCAGAGAGGCAAGGTTGAACTTTTTTCACGGCTGGCGTATATTGCTGGCCTCAAGCGAGCGCTTGAGATTGTTGAGGAATATGAAAGGGAGCAGGAAGATGGCGGACGCGAAGAATCTCGTCGTTGATTCCCGTGGGCGACCACTCAACGGCTGGCACTGCACGCAATGCGAATCAAAGATCTCCGATGAAGTGATGGATGGTTATCCGGGAACAATTGACCCAAGATTTAAGAAGGCCATGTGCCACAAATGTAAGAAAGTGAAGGTTATTAAGAAATGGGATCAAAAGTAAGGGTTGTCATTGCTGCATTAGCTAGTGTGATTATCTCTATATCATCAGTAAATACTGTTATCGCTAAAAACAAGCCCGCTCAAAAACGAGATTTCAGAGCGGTAAAAACATGGAAACAAGGATATAAAGAAGGATGGGCGTTAGATAGGATAAATCAGGTGCACTGGCGACTTGATAAAGTACCTCTTGCAAATGAAAATGCTGGGGAAGGAATCACTATTTATGTTATTGATACCGGTGTTGGCGAGGAAGACTGCAACGGTCACGGCACGGTTGTAGCAAGTATTGCTGCGGGGTCCGAATATGGGGTGGCCCCAGCGGCTGATATTGTAAGCGTCAAAGCCCTCAACTGCGAGGGGTCTGGCACAGCAGCAGATGTTATTGCCGCAGTTGAAATCGTTGCAGAAATGGCAGACCCAGAAACATCAGTGGTCAACATGAGCTTGGGGGGGCCGGCAAAAGCAAGTGTTGATGCTGTAGTTGCGTCGCTTGCGGAAAGAATGCCAGTTGTAGTGGCGGCTGGGAATGAGAGCACCGATGCCTGCGAGAAAACTCCCGCACGGGTTCCAGCGGCGATTACGGTGGCTGGGTACGATAACACAAATCTTCGGTCAATATTCTCTAATTACGGCAGTTGTGTTGATATTTGGGCGCCAGGAACAGCGGTAGACGGGGTTGATAAAAACGGTGACAGGGTACAGTGGAGCGGGACAAGTATGACAACGGCAATAATCAGCGGTGCAGTTGCATTCATCGCAAGCCGAGACGGAATTACAACAAGACAAGCTGCTGATAAAATGATGCAAACAGCAGCTCGTCCTTATTTGATTGATGCACGTCTTAATGGGAAATCAGCCTACTCCTTGCTGATTGGGAATTAGAACCTACTACCCGTCTTCGCTGCCGTGAAGTAGAAACTGCTGCCACTGAGGTCAGCAGCATAGACAAGGGCATCCACAAGGTCATCATGCTCCCCGTTTGGGAAAGATGCCATTTCAACCTCTAGATCCCTGATGCCGGGTGCGCTTTTGAGGTGGTACACCTTCCCTGCCTCATATCGAGCGGCAAGCGCTCGTGCCCTTGTTACCTTGTCTTTATCGGGACGAACCGCCCGAGCAGGAAGATTGGTGGTCCCAAGAACCTCGCGCACAAATGTGCTCTGATGCTGCACCGCTTCAATGTTTACCGATTCAAGGTTTCTTGCGCTATCGTTGATCTCAGGTGGGTTTGGGACTAGGTATTGTGGCCAAAGCAGCCTTGGCCCGTCATCGGCGACCAAATCACCGTCACGACTGATTCCCGTTAACCAGTCACGATGACCTTCTGCAAGCCTCGCCCTCCACGCACCCACCACATAAAGGTTGTGCTCTGCATCTTCAACAACCTCAACACACGAGGTGTAGTCGCTGCGCTCTGAGGCAGAGGACGCAAGGTCAATCCCAACACGACGAGCACCAGCCGGAACGGCATCAACGTACTTAAATCGGTCATATCGGAAAATGTTTCCACCCATTGCCTGTACGTCGTTCTGGAACTGCAGCATGAAGATTGGCGTTCCAAGCTCTTCGCGCTTCTTTTCCATGTCAGCAACGGTGTACATTTCTGGCCAGAGGATGCTTTCACCCTCTACTGCCCTTCTAAGCATGACAGGCGTGCCTTTCTCTTTGAGGTCGTTATAAAAGTCGTCCTCGTGCCACCTAGTTCCGATATACCATCGTTTTGCGCCTGGCACAAGCATTGGGTCAACGACCTGCCAGTATGTATCAGCAGCTTTTTGTCGCTGTACCGCAGTGGCATTCTCCTTCATGCCGACCATGTCGTCGCCGATCAGGATGTCCAAACGAGCGCCCGGCTTGATTGATCCAAGTCCGTCAGCAAAGCATGTTGCATCTTTGCCCATGTTCGCCCCCTTGATTGTCCATACCTCATCTGTCCACTTAGGACCGACGACCCCATCCCTCGCCCACTCAAAGATCTCAGCAAAGTGCGGTGATTCAATAATTGCCTTAATGGCACGCGAGCGGGCAAGGGCATCAGACAGCACGGACGTTAGAATTCCAACCCGTATTTTTCCTTGACTCACACCGATGAGGCGGGCAACTCGATGGATAAGCTGGGTGGTCTTGGCATGGCCTCGGGGCATGAGCACAAGCGCGCGGTCGTTCTTGTCTAGGAAGCGCTCCATCTCCCTGAGATGTTTTGGAAATACAAGGTTGCTGACGTATTCCGCAAAGGCGGCGTCAGACGTTTTCGCTTGTTCCCTCAGCCACAGTCGGTACTGCTTGCTGTCCATCGGTTCCCTCCTCTAGAGCGTCGGCCCAGTTTCTTAGCCGCTTGGCAAGATCGTCGGCGCTAAGTCCATCAATTGCATGGTCAACGAGTTGCATTTGCAGGGCACCGCCATTTGGTCCGGTAAGCTCAACCTTAGATGCTTCATATGCACCAGTGAGCTTGGCAAGGCGATCTATGACCTCAAGTTGAAGCTTGAGAAATGCCACTTGACCGCTATAAGAGTTTTCCCTTGCGGAGGCATGACCGCCAGCAGCTGCTTTTGCAATCCTATTTGCCCGCTCAATGAGCTCAATCTTGCTGTCAACTGGCCCAATCGCATCCTCAAGGGCCTGCTTACGCATTTTGGCAATGTATTTCTTAACTGTATCTGGTTTTAGGTCAAGCCTGAGTGCAATCTCACTGGCGCTTACCCCACTGAAATGCAGGGTGTTAATGTCTTTCTCAAGCTGTGCCTGCGCATCTTTGGTGCGTCTTCCAATTTGTGCCATATCTTCACTATACCATATAATCTGCCCTTGACGGCAAGTTGCAAGAAATTTGCGCATCGCCTAGAATTCTCTTATGCCAAGACGAAAATGGCCACGTAAAAATGACTGCCCAGAAACCAAGCGTTTCCAAGAGGCCTGCATGGCTTGGGCCAGCCAAGCTGGGGTCAGTTTGAATGCAGTGTTTATTGCTGCTGGTAAAGCAAGAAGCAAAAAGCCGTACTGGGCAAAGGAGCGTTTCTATGGCGGGGTTATCCCGACAGACGACGACATTGCTTGGGCACGAATACACGCCATCAACAGCGTGCTCTCAACCGAAGATTTGGGCGCCCTCTACCAGCATCGTAAGTCGGTGGCAAAGTTTTGCTATTCTTGCGTGGGTAAGAGGGTGGATGATATCACTGCCAGATGCTGGGATATATCATGCCCCCTGCGCCCAATAAGCCCCCTCCCGCTCAAGAGCTCCGTAGAAAAGAAGCCCATAGAGTAGGCGGTTCTCTCAGGCTATAATCGCGGCATGGCACTTTCCACCTATGACATGTCCGTTGAGCAGGGTAGCGATTACGCTACAACCATCACCTACACAAACGATGCCGGTAACGCAGTAAACCTGACCGGGTACACATCGAGGATGCAGGTGAGGAAGTTTGCTGGCTCCGCAACCCCAGTTATGACATTCACCAATACCAGCGGAATGACCATTACCGGCGCTAGCGGGGTTATTGACTTAGCCATTACGGCTGCGGCGCTCTCAACCATACCGCCTGGATCTTATGTATATGATCTTGAGATCATTAGTGGCGCTGGGGCGGTTACCAAGCTTCTTGGCGGCGATTTTGAGGTATCTGCGGAGGTAACACGATGAGCCCAGTAAGCGTTACGCAGGTCAACCGCAACGTATCCGTAACCAGCCCTGCCGCCAACGACCTGACGGTCTCAAGCGGGGCGGCTGGAAACCCCCATGGAACCTATACCCACAGCCAAGCAGCCGCCTCGGCCACCTGGACGATCACCCACAACCTGAACTGCAAGCCCTCGGTGACAATTGTAGATAGTGGGGGTAATGTCCAGATCGGGGAAGTATTGTACGATTCCGACAATCAGGTTACAGTAACCTTTGCCGCCGCCTTTAGCGGCTATGCATACCTAAACTGAGGAGACGCCCGTGAAGGTCCTGACGAGTCTAACGCTTAGCAGCTTCCTAGACCTACAGAAGAATGAGCTGCGCAATGCAGCCGTTCAGGTTCTTGCCACCCCACCATCGTCGCCGGTTACGGGTCAGATTTACTACAACTCAGATATCAATGACGGCCCAGTCGGCCTCATGGTTTACAACGGCTCCCTCTGGGAGTCGGTTGGATCAATTGATGGTCTTCAGGGAACCGCGCCGATTCAGGTTAGCGTTTCCGGTGGCGTTGCAACGATTAGCATTGATGCCGCAGACAGCGACAGCGCTGGCTCAATGTCGTCCGCCCATTACAACCTTGTCAATGGCGCAACCGATAACAATACCGCTAGCACGCTGGTCAAGCGAGATGCCGATGGAGACTTCGCCGCTCGAGATATTGATGCACGCATGGTCATCCTCAGCGGAACGACCACCAATGCAACTGATGCTGCGACCAAGGCGTATGTTGATTCAGTAGCCCAGGGTCTTGATGTCAAGGAATCAGTGCATGTTGCAACGACTGCAAACCTTGCCTCCCTCAGCGGTCTGCTCACAATTGACGGACACACTATTGAAGCTGGTCAACGAGTCCTCGTCAAGAACCAGAGCACTGCCTCAGAGAATGGTATCTACGTCTCTGGTTCAAGCACATGGTCGCGAGCCGATGACTTTGATGGGACGCCTGCGGTTGATACTGGAGCATTCACTTTTGTTGAGTACGGTACTGTCAACGGTGGAACTGGTTGGGTTCTTACTACAACCGGGACAATCACCATCGGGACGACCCCACTTGCCTTCACGCAATTCTCCGGTGGTGGAACATTCACCGCTGGCGACGCGCTTTCGCTTACGGGATCTGAGTTTGATGTCAAGTACGATAACAGCACAATCGGCATCAACGGCAGCAATCAGATTGAAGTCAAGGACAACGGCATTACATCCGCAAAGATGGCGGCTGGCTCCGTTGAGCTTGGAACAGACACCGTCAGCGGAACACTCGCGATTGCAAACGGTGGTACTGGTGCAAGCAGCGTTGCTGACAATCTAGTCTTCGCTGGTCCATCAACTGGTGGTCCTCTTGCCCCGTCATTCCGCTCACTTGTCGCTTCAGATCTTCCAAACCACAGCACCGACAAGCTCACAAGCGGCACTCTTGGTGTTGCTCGTGGTGGTACGGGCGCTGCAACGTTCACCGCAGGATTCGTCAAGTCCTCTGGCGGCACTGATGCACTTACGACCGCAAGCACCGTATCGCTGACCACCGAAGTCACTGGCACACTGCCAGTTGCCAACGGTGGTACTGGTCAGTCAACACTCACCAGCAACGGCGTACTGCTCGGTAACGGCACAAGCGGGATTACACAGACCGCTGCAGGATCTGCTGATCAGGTCTTCCGAATCCCAGGAGCCGGTGGAGCCCCAGCATTTGGCGCAATCAACCTCGCGCAGAGCGCGGCGGTTACAGGCGCACTTGCCATCGCAAACGGTGGTACTGGCGCGACGACAGCCTCCTCAGCCCTCGCGGCCCTTGGCGGAACGTCTAAGTACACCGCCACTGTTGGAGACGGAAGCGCCACGACGATCACCGTGTCTCACGGTCTTGGAAACATTTGGGTTACCGCTCAGGTGTTCCAGGTCTCCAACGGTGAGCAGGTCTACCCAGACATCACTGTCGGCTTGACCACGGGAACACCAAACGGCACCGTTGTTCTGGACTTTGCTCAGGCCCCAACCAGCAACCAGTACAGGGTTGTTATAATCGGGTAAACCCCCGCTAGGAGGGCCCGATGCCAAAGCTACTTAACAAACTAAATCTTCCGCGGTACAGCAGCGCCCCTGCGTCCCCGGCGGAAGCCGACCTCTACTACAACACGTCAGATGACAAGATCTACGTGTATACGGGGGCGGCATGGGTTGAGGTCGGCTCTGGTGCTGGCGGATCTGGCGTTTATTACCAATCTGATGCTCCAGTAAGCCCAAACGATGGCGACATCTGGATTGACTCCGATGACGAGGTTGCATCGGTCACCTCAATCACCGACTCAACAAGCACCACATCGAGCACGGTTGCGGCAAGCGCAACTGCGGTCAAGTCAGCATACGACCTTGCCAACGGTGCGATTGCCAAGTCACTCGTAGATGCAAAGGGTGACCTCATCGTCGCTTCTGCAGCAGATACCCTCGGCAGGCTTGAGGTCGGAACGAATGGATATGTGCTCACGGCAGACTCCGCAGCGGCGTTTGGAATTAAATGGGCTGTGGCATCAGCCGCTGTAGATGTGCAAGAGTTCACTGGAAGCGGAACGTGGACAAAGCCAGCGGGAATGTCAGCAGCATATGTGATGGTTGTTGGTGCCGGTGGTGGCGGTGCAGGAAGGGAGGGCGGTGCCGGAATGGCAAATGGAGGTTCAGGCGGTTTGGTCTCAACTAGAATGTTTGCTGCAGCAGACCTTCCATCATCATCTTACTCAGTAACTATTGGTGCTGGGGGGACAGGTGGAAACCAGGCAAATGGAAATGATGGAGGACAAACATCTTTCGGATCTCTTCTTGTTGCCCTTGGTGGAAGGGGTGGGGCAAAGAACGCTGGCAACACAGATGCCGTGTCGCAGATTAGCCTTGGCGGTGTGCTTGTCAGCACTTCAGCTACTACAACTTCACTTCTAACCACTATTACAGCGGGTGCAGCAAGAAACTCCAATAACGTAACTGGTCAGATTCCAAATTACTATGGACCCGCTGCTGGGGGAAACTCATCCTCAACAGGTAGTGGTGCGGCTGGCGGCGGGGCTGGTGGTGCTGGGTTTGCAAAGTCTAGCGCACTTGGTGCAGGAGCCGCTGGTGGTGGAGCAACTGCTGGAGCCGCAGGATCAAATGCAACTGGTTTTGGAGATGGCGGAGGTGGTGGATCGTCCACCACGACGCCAGGTGCTGGTGGAAACGGTTTCCGTGGTGGCGGTGGGGGTGCTGGTGGATATGCCGGCAGTTCTGGTGCCACTGGTGGGACTGGCGGAGATGGATATTGCATAGTGATTTCTTGGTGAGGTAAATAATGACTAAATTTTTAATTATTAACAACCAGAATATTGTAGAGAATATCATTGTATGGGACGAGGAGTCTGAATGGACTGCGCCTGAAGGAATGACTATGATCATTGCCCCGGATGGCGTAAGCATCGGTTGGAAAAAAGATGGCGATGAATGGATCGCCCCAGAGCCTGCTGTTTCGTTGAGCTCAGAGCTTAACAGGGTCAGCGCGCGCGAAAAACTGACCGCTCTTGGCTTGACTGAGGCAGAGATTACAGCTCTGGTGGGTGAATAATGGGTAAGCGCATATACGTTCGCTCTGGAGGAAACTGGGTTGATGTCACCACGCCCAGTGGGTCAGACGCTGACATAACGGCTGTTATCGCTGGAGACGGACTTACCGGAGGAGCCTCTAGCGGATCAGCGACTCTGGATGTCGTTGGTGGAACTGGAATTAACGTCACGTCTAATGCGGTTGCAGTAGACACTTCAATCATTGCTACTAGGGCATACGTAGACGCATATGCTCCGCAAATGAACTGGCACGGGGCTGTTAGCTACGCAACCGCAGCAGCGCTCCCAAACAGCCCCGCTTACGCTGCGGGAACTGCAGACGCGTCCGGCGGTTATGGTGTTGGCGCAACGCTGACTGCAACAACGTATGGTGCTCTCGTCATTGATGGAGTAACCATGACAAACAGCAACGAAGGATTCAGGATTCTAGTAAAAGACCAGGCAAATGCTGTCCATAATGGAATCTATGACATTACAGAGGCAGGGAACGGTTCTACTTATTGGGTTCTTACTCGCTCCGCAGACTCGGATAATCATGTCGCAGGACAGGTTTCTTCTGGCGATGCTGTCTTTTGTATCTATGGTGCAACCAATGACCTGACTGGATTTGTTCTGATTTCAGAAGGGCCAACCTCTGGAGTGCATCAAATTGGCACAAGTGATTTAGACTGGTACCAATACACTGGCGTTATTGCTGGAAGCGGAATTACGGTCAGTGGGCTAGTTGTCTCAGTTGATACTGGAACTGGACTTACAATTGATGGCACAGGTGTTGCTGTTCAGTTTAGCAATTCAACGAGCAGCATATCGGAAACAGAGGCGGCAACCCCGCTCGCTGTAAAGACAACCTACGATATCGCCTATGCGGCAAATGGGCTTGCAACTACGGCAGTGCAGCCGACTATCATTAATGCAAAAGGCGATATTCTCGCAGGTACGGCAAATGACACGCTATCTGTTCGCTCAGTTGGATCAAACGGGCAACTCCTTGTAGCGGACTCCGGTGAGGCAACTGGACTCAGCTGGCTAACGCCGCCGTATCCAAATGCTGCAAACGCGGTTTTGACTGGCACTGTCACAATTGACAACAACGCAGGATCCCCACAAGGTCTTGGTGGGCTTACCTCAGAGACAAGAATCCAAGCGGTGAGCGCTGACGGTCAAGATACGACAATTGTTCTTGATGCCCATGGAACATCTATACACGGCAAGCTTGTCTCTCGAGTATCTCGCGGGACAGCCGCCTCGCCAACCGCAACACAATCTGGTGACATCATGGCCGAAGTTGCTGCGTTCGGATACGGGGCAACTGGATACGGGTCAAGCCCGTCGGCAACCATTAGGGTTTCAGCCACTGAGAACATGACTGACTCCGCGCTAGGCGGAAAGATGGAAGTGCTGCTAATTCCGAATGGATCAACATCACCAGCAACTGCCGCAACAATTACAAACACAACACTTGACCTTCCAACTGGATCAGATTATAAAATTAACAATACAAGCGTATTGTCAGCAAGCACGCTTGGCTCCGGCGTGACAGGATCATCGCTTACCTCTGTTGGCACAATTGGCACCGGAGTTTGGCAGGGTACCGCTGTAGGCATCGCTTATGGCGGCACGGGGCAAACCACCGCCGCAGCAGCGGCAAATGCGCTTCTGCCGTCTCAGACTGGAATGAACGGAAGGGTTCTTCAGACGGATGGCGCAGGGAACCTCTCGTGGTATGCTATTGACATTAGCAACGCAACCATTGATGGAGGGAGCGCATAGTGTCTAAAGATAAGATTATAAAGTTCGTAGCCGATGTCAAGGTTGTTGAGGAATTTTGGCCAAGACCAATCGGCAAAGAGCTTCCGGAATGGTTTAAGAAAA